GTTTTCCTTGATGTTTTCTACCCCATGTTTTATAGTCAGCATCCCTATAACTTTCTACTCTAGTGTCTTTATCTACAACTTTGTCAGTTAATTCTACTAACTCTTTTGCTTCACACACTACATAGTTATGCTCTCTTTCAAATACAAAGTAATCACAGTCACCATATAGCCAACCTTTATTACCCATTGTATTTAAAAACTCAACGACAATCCATGAGTCATCAAAAACTCTTTGTTTATTTCCAGTTCTTCTAGCCTTTACATCTACACTAATTGTTTGTCCTTTGTAAGTTAGATATAAATCTATATGTTTATTTATATTTTCTTCATCACTAGCTATAGCTACTGTATAACCATGTGACTTAGCTGCCTGTATAAATTCATTCTCTACTTTTATACCTCGCTTAATATAATTAACATGATCTTTTCTTCCTTTAAATTCTTTTACTAATGTGTCTGGGCCCATGTCTTACCTACCTTCCATTCACTATCAAGTGGACATTTCATTCGTAGTTCTTTCTCTGTATCTTTCATAGCATCTTTAGTTATCTGTCCAAACTTTTTAACATCTGTGTTTAGAACTTCAAACTGATACTCATCATGGATACTAGCTACAAGTTTAACATCAACCCCTAGTGTTCTTACTCTTGTCATTATATTAATAAGCCATACCTTACATACAACTGCTCCTGCTCCTTGTAATAAAGTATTCAATGCACTATGTGCACTACGTATATACAATACTCTACCATCAATACCTCTGATCTTTCCTTTAATTGCTGCTTTTGTTACCTCATCACGTACTCTTTTTAATGCTGGCATACTTGATAAGAACTTAGTTATTAATTGTCCACCTTCTCTAGCACCTTCTCCTACTATCTTTCCTATCTTAGCAGCACCTGCTCCATACATAAACGCATAGATAAAAGTCTTTGCCTGGTCTCTGTCAGTTAATCCTGCCATCTTCATGTTGTGTGTATGTATATCACCAGTCAATAGTATATCTGTAAAGGTAGTATCATTCATTAGATGAGCTAAACATCTTAGCTCTAGCCCACTTGCATCAGTACCTACAATAGAATGAGTAGATGTATTACTTACTGTCCAACACTCTCTACACTCCTTACCATAGGGAGAACGTACAGCAGGTATCTGGGCCATGTTAGGAGAGTTGTGAGACATACGACCTGTAATAGTTTTAAGAGTCATCACTCTACCATGTACTCTACCATCCTTATCATCACATGCTTTTATCCATGACTTAATTAATGCTATACGTTTCTGTAAGAGAAAGAACCTTGAGAACTTTCTAGCTTCAGGTAAATCTATTGTATCTAATACAGCTTCATTAATAATGATGTTACCTTTATCTGTATGTTGTTTAGGTTTCCATCCTAACTTCATTATTCTATCTGCTATCTGTTGTCGTGAGCCTATATTAAAAGGTATGTATTTTGTTTTAGTCTTTAACTTTACTACAGTAGGATCAAAGTAATCTACTGACCACTTCTCTAATTTATCTGCTTCATCTTTTAATAAGTTGTATAGGCTCATAGCTTTCTGCATATCAATAGCAAAGCCATTACGTTCTTGTTGATCTATGATAACTCTTATCTTGTGTTCAATCTCACTAGAATAAGCTGAGAAACCTTTACTTTCTTTCTTGAGTTCTTGAAATACTTTGTGTGTTATATTAACATCTTGTTTACAATACTCTAACATGTCTGGTGTGTACACTTCAAAAGTATCAACGTCTCCTTTAGGCATATTTAATTTAGTACCCCAGGCAGATAAGCTATGTCCATCACGTAGAGGGTTATACAACTGTGATAGTACAAGTGTATCTATAACTTGATTAGGTTTTATATTAGTACCTAGCAATCTATTAAGCACAGGTGCATCAAAAGATAAACCATTGTGCATAATAAATTGCTTGATACCTTGTGACCAAGACTTAAACTTAGTTAGTAAGTCTGGAGGGAAAAGGTAAACCCTCCCTGAGTCTATGTCTTTAGCCACTATGCAATGAACCTTTGTTGCATCCAAGCTGTCTGTTTCTATATCAACTATTGCTCTCATCTATTTTCCTATCTATGATAATATCTTCAGCATCTAGTCCACACCAGTTACATTCTTCACCATCACCTATCTCTAATTCAGTTTCTTCTTCATGACAATAATGTTTCCACATTAAAATGATGGCTCCTCTCTATCCATTGCTTCGTAAGGGTTATCAATCTCTTTCATACGACCAGTCTCTTTATCATAGTAGAGATGTGTAGCTACACCTGTCTCACCAGTATACCTATTCTTTAGGATACGTATGGTGGTAGTGTTAGCAGTTACTTCATTATCTGCTTGTTGATCACGTTCTAATCCTATCACACTATCAGATAGATGTGCTATAGATGCAGAGCCACGTAGATGTGATAGAGTAATCTCTTTACCATTCTCATGACCTGCATCACCTGAAGGTCTACGTAGATGTGATACTAGTAGTAAGCCTACACCTGTCTGCTCTACTAATGAACGTAGCTTAGTCATCAGTACATCAATAGACTTTCTTTCATCTCCTTCTTCCTGACCTGATACTAAGATAGATAGATGGTCTAGGAAGATCCACTTACAATCCAATGCTTGTGCCATGAACCTAACCCTTGCAAGTATCTCATCATTAGATGTAGATCCAAAGTGATCAAAAGCAAAGAACCTACCAGTACCTATAGTGTCATCAAACCATTTATCTAAATCTTTTCTGCTATGTTTCTTACGTATCTCATTAATATATAGTCTTTGATTAGCTTCAACAGACATAATATTAAAGGCTGTATTCTTTGTGTTCTCTTCTAATGCCAGGATACCTACATTATCTTTTGTATTCTTTAACATGTGATGTTGTAACTCACGCATGATAGAACTCTTACCCATACCTGCACCTGATGTTAGTGTAATCAGTTCACCAGTACGCATACCATAGGTCATATCATTAAGTTTAGCCCAAGGAAATAGTACAGTCTCACAATATTCTTCTTCAAACAAAGTATCCTTTAACTCTTTTAAGTTTACTATACCTGCAGGAGTATAAGTCTTTGCATTCCACCATGCTCTTGAGAACTGCTCACGTTTATTCATCTTGAGATATTCGTTAGCATCTTTGTGTTCCATATGCATTACCCTACACTTGTTAGGTGAAAAGAGTTGAGCTACCTTCTCACTTGCATCTCTCCCTTGCTTATCCATATCAAAGGATATAACAATATGGTCAAAGCTATCAAGATATTCAAAGGCCTTCTTACAATCACGTAGTGCTGACTGCGCTCCATTCTTAATAGATACACATGCCCACTTACTACCTAGTAATTCGTATGCTGACATAGCATCTACTTCACCTTCAGTAATAGTAATGTACTTTCCTTTAGCTGCAAAGATATTCTGACCAAACAATCCTGCATCAGTCAGGCTACCCTCAGACCACATATCTTTAGTGGCTACGTCACGTACCTTATTAGCTATGTTGTTACCACCTTCATCAAAGTATTTATAGATATGGTGTGTATTCATACTACCTTTTACTTTAACATCTGTATTATATTTATGTGCTGTCTCTCTTAGTATACTACGTTCACTTAATGCACCTAGTGTACCAAAAGTTTTGATAGCATTCTCTTTTCTTATTGGTATTATTTTCTCAGTTTCCATATTAGTTCCCTTTTTAAATCTAGTTTCACATGAGTAACAAAAGCTATGACCATCTGAATAATTTGCATTGGCATCACTTGACCCACACTTAGGACATGCTCCTTTATCTATTAATTTATTATCCATATCATTAATCCAAACTGTCTAAAGTTTTATCCCATAGTTCTTCAACGAAGTCAAGTTGATCTCTCATACTTTCTTTAGTATCTCTCATGGCTCTGATCTTAGCTTCAACTCTATCATAACCTTCTTCCATATACTCTTTATAAAATTCTGTGTACTGTCGTTCAAACTCTTCTTCCCAAAGATGCTTAGTCATACTAGTCCTTTCTTTTATATGCTCTTGGGTCATCAGACCACACATGATCTTGAAAATGTGCTGGCATAGTTTCACCATCATCATTCTTATACTCAGATACTTTAGGTACAATACCAAACGAATCTTTCATATCATCTATTAAATCTTCAAGCTGTTTTAAATTCCAGGCACTAACAAATCTAATATCAAAATCATCAAAGAGATCTCTACCTGCATTAAACACATCAAGTATACATTTCTTCTGTGCCTGATCTACTATCATAGCACCCTTATGTTTTATTATTTTAGTCATCTCATCTCTCCTTTGTTGTTGTTGTAATTTTATTTCTTTATGTAACCAATCAGTAAATCCAGTCTTACTCATTCTTATCTTCCTCTATGTGTAGAGCATCAGGATTTTCATTAGACCTTTCAGCCCATTTAATTTCCTGGAGATGTTTAATACGTATATGAGCATCACGTAATTGCATCTGTAATTCTTTTACATTTCTACGTAACACATCTATCTCTGTTTGTGCCATACTTTCTCCTTACTGTACTCTTATTACTGTTAAGCCATCATCTTCTGACATAGGTTCTACCCCATCAAGATCAGCATTAATGTAAAGCCTACTGATATATTCTATTGCAGCATACTCAGTTTTAAAATACAGAGTATCTCCATCAAACTTTACTAAAGGTTCTAGTATGATATCTTTATCTTTAGAAACAAAAGCTATTACATAATTTTTATTCATGTTATTATTTTATACTACATTATTATAT